TATCGGACCACAAACATATGAGTATGTTAAGGATGAATACCTATGCTTAGAGCTTGATTGTCTTGCTGTTAAAGGTAAAACAAAAGGCGTTAACATATACACTATCGTAAACAAGAATGGACTTAACATAGCTTACGCTCGCGCGCATGCGGATTTTCTCCAATACTATCGTGAGATGAATTGGGATAAAGCTCTTGAATATATTCCGTATGTCGAACTAGCTTTCGAAGGCGAAATGAAAGAGTATTATCAGATGATGGTCGAGCGTATCGAAGAATATAAAGCCAATCCACTACCGAAAGATTGGGATGGTGTATATAGGACGAATTCCAAATGAATAAATAGGGGAGCACAGATTTTGGAGTTCCCTTTATGGCTAAAATTACTTCTAGAGAAAAATTTAAAGAGTATATTCTACGTCGCCTAGGTGCTCCTGTTATTGACATCAACGTCGATGACGAACAGATCGAAGACCGTATTGACGACGCTTTGCTTAAATATCGCGATTATCATTTCGACGGTATGCAGCATGTGTACTATCCACATAGGCTGACACAAACGGATATCACCAATCAATATGTTACGCTTCCGGAAGATTTCGTAGGTGTAACTCGCATTTTTGATATCAACGATTCATTCGGTGCTATGAATCTGTTCAATATCCGATATCAGCTTCATCTAAACGAACTGTTCAATATTTCCAGCGTATCGGTCACCCCATACGTCGTAGCGATGCGTCATATCGAGTTCCTTGAAGAAGTGTTCGTAGGTAAGAAACCTATCCGATACAATCGTAATACTGATAGACTTTATATTGACATGGCTTGGAGTGAAGATACACAAGTAGGTCAGTACATTATGATCGACGGTTATCGCGAAGTCAATCCAGAAGAAAATCCAGACGTATGGGATGAACCATGGCTTAGACAATACGCTACTCAGTTGGTTAAGCGCCAGTGGGGTGAGCATCTTAAGCTATACGAAGGCATGAACCTTCCAGGCGGCGTTACGTTTAATGGTCAGAAGATCTGGGATGAAGCTCAGGAAGAAATTCAAAAGCTAGAAGATACGGTTATTAATGATTACAGCTTGCCTGTTACAGACATGATTGGATAACGATGGCAACGAACAAGTATTTCCGTCCGTTCACCTTTGGTCGTCAACAAGATCTGGCTGAAGACTTAATCGTTCAGTCGATTAAGATCTACGGTATCGACGTGAAATACATGCCGCGCACGCTCGTGAACCCTGACGCATTGCTAGGTGAAGACGTATCATCCGCATTTAACGACGCTATTGATATCGAAATGTATATTAAAAATACGCAAGGATTCGAGGGTGAAGGCGATTTCCTTTCCAAGTTCAACCTAGAAATCCGTGACTCGATTACGTTCGTTATGGCTCGTAAGCGTTGGGAGCAAGTGTCTAACGAAAAGATTCTGACGGAAGTAGGATATAACATTCAGCTCGAAGACGCTAATACAAACGAATGGGGTAACAGTAACGCATTGCGTTTGGAAGCGGGCACCTCAGAACTTTATCAAACGGTTTCGTCGAGACCGTTCGAAGGTGATTGGATTTACTTTCCTCTGAATAGAAAACTATATGAAATCAAGTTCGTAGAAAATGAGCAGGTGTTTTATCAGCACGGCAAACTTTACACATACGAACTAAACTGCGAACTCGTCGATCGTCTCGGTACTATTGCTACAGGCAATACGGAAATCGACGCTATCGGTACTCTTTACGTTCCTGATATCCTACAGTATCAGATCACACTAGAAACAGGAAACGGAACTGGTTCGATACTCAACGAAGACGGTGAATCAATTCTGTGGGAATACAGAGTCGAAACGCAAGATAAGTTGGCTAATAACGAATACTTCACCTCGAAGTCGTTTGAATTCCTCGACTTCAGCGAACGTAACCCATTCTCTGAAGTGGATCGCTACTAATGTTTGGATCACAGTTTTATCATCAATCGCTGCGTAAATATGTTATCATGTTTGGTAATATGTTTAATGACATTGTTATTCGTCGATACGATTCGAACAACAATAACATAAGCGCCATAACAATACCACTTGCGTATGGACCTAAAGAAAAATTTCTAGTTCGTACTGTCCAAGACCCTAATCTAGATCAGCCCGTTGCCATACAACTTCCTCGTATGGGGTTTGAAATGACTACGCTGAACTATGATGGCGTTAGACGTTTGAATGGTCTGACTAAAAACATAAAGATTACGACCGACGATAATAAACTCGACTTTAACTATATGCCTGTTCCATATGATTTGCAGTTTAATCTATACGCATACGTGCGTAACGCAGATGATGGTGCGCAAATTCTTGAGCAAATAGTTCCTTACTTTGGTCCAGAATGGACTAATCAAATTAGATTAATACCACAAACTAGTGTCACCTTAGACGTCCCTACAATTCTTAATACAGTATCAATAGAAGATACATATGAAGGCGACTTTAACACGCGCCGAGCTTTGATATACACATTCGATTTCACAGTTAAAGCATATTTCTATGGTCCTGTGCGTCGTGCTGGCATCATCAAACGTGCGCAAATCGACTTTGGTATTGTTACTGCAAATACGAGTTATGGTTCGAATATTACGCTAGAAGATGTTGCTCGCACTGGCCGTAGTTCTCGAGTTGTTGTGCGTCCTGGACTACTAGCTAACGGTTCACCAACAACAAATAGCGCTGCGTCTATCCCATACACAATGATTAACCCAGTAGACGACTATGGATTCTGCTCGAATTCGTATTTCTTCACTGATGGTTATAAGTACAATCCAAAGACAGGACAAGATGAACCACAAGAGTAATTTTGAAATGAATGTTGAGAATGCTCTAAATTTACCAGAATCTGAGCCGATGGTACAACCATTAGCACCAATAGAGGTGGATCCTAATGCGGATATTGATGACGATTTTGCTAAGGTTAGAAATAATCTGCATCAGATTATACACAAAGGCAACGATGCACTCGAAGAGGCGCTCATGGTTGCGAAAACATCAGAACATCCACGCGCATTCGAAGTCGTCGGGCAACTTATCAAAACAATGGTAGACGCCAATAAAGACCTATTGGATATCCAAAAGAAACTCAAAGAACTCAAGAAATCTGACGATCCTAGAGCGCCTGCTCAGAATATCCAAGCCGAAAATGCTATTTTTGTGGGAACCTCAGCTGAGCTACAGGCTTTGATTAATGGACGTAAGTAATGGCTGTCAAAACGTATCTAGGTAATCCCAACCTCAAAGCTGTTGGTGTCATACATCAGTACACTAAGCAGGAAGCTGACGAATATATTAAGTGTGCTAAAGACGTAGAGTATTTTGCTCGCAATTACGTCAAGATCGTTAACGTGGATCTTGGTCTTATGCCATTTAATATGTGGGACTTCCAAGCGAAGATGCTCCACACATTCGCTAACAATCGCTTTTCTATCTGTAAGCTTCCTCGTCAGGTCGGTAAGTCTACGACATCGGTTGCGTATATTCTTTGGTTAGTTCTTTTCACTGATCAACAGAACGTTGCTATCCTCGCGAACAAGGGAGCGCTCGCGCGAGACCTATTAGCCAAACTACAGCTCGCGTACGAATATCTACCTAAGTGGCTACAACAAGGCGTTGTTACTTGGAACAAAGGTAACATCGAGCTTGAGAATGGTTCAAAAGTTCTTGCTGCTGCTACCTCATCAAGCGCCATCCGCGGTGGTTCGTTCAACCTAATTTTTCTCGACGAGTTTGCCCACGTTCAGCGAAACCTAGCCGATGCGTTTTTCGCTTCTACATATCCTACGATTTCATCTGGTAAAACAACCAAGATTATTATCGTATCGACTCCTCTCGGTATGAACCATTTCTTCAAGATGTGGACAGATGCTAGTGAGGGTCGTAGCGAGTATATTCCTATCGAAATTATGTGGAATGACGTACCTGGTCGCGATGAAGCTTGGAGACAGCAAACTATTGCCAACACCAGCGAAGAGCAGTTCCGTCAGGAATTCGAGTGTGAGTTTATTGGTTCATCAAGCACACTTATTCACCCAATGAAACTACGCGAGCTGACTTGGAATAAGCCTCAAAAAGATAAATGGGGTCTTGACATTTATAAAATGCCTGATGCTCGTAGAGCGTATATTGGAGTGTTTGACGTTTCCGAAGGTGTGGGTAACGACTACTCAGCACTTTCCATTATTGATGTGACTGAGTTCCCATATCGACAAGTCGCTAAATACAGAAGTCGCGAAGTTACGCCACTAATGTTTCCTGATGTTATCTATCGTTTCTGTAAATTTTACAACAACGCATATGTGTTGGGCGAAACGAACAATATCGGTCAACAGGTGGTTAACTCTTTATTCATGGACCTAGAATATGAGAACGTAATTGCTACATTCACCAAGAATAAGAATATAAAAGTGGGTGGTGGATTCAGTACTCGTTCTGCATTCGGTATTCGTACAACTAAATCTGTTAAGAAAATTGGTTGTTCAAACTTAAAAACAATCATTGAAAGTGATAAGTTGCTTATCAATGATTTTGAAACTATTGAAGAACTTACGACTTTCGTTGAAGATAAAGATACTTACAAAGCCGAAGAAGGTTGTCATGACGACTTAGCTATGACTTTGGTTCTTTTCGGTTGGCTTATCACCCAACCATATTTTAAAGATCTAACAAATAACGATATTCGTCGTAATTTGGCTAACGAAACGATGAAAGACGTACATGATGATTTGTTGCCTGCTGGATTCATCGACGATGGCGGTTCTCAGCATTCTATGGAAGACTCTTTTAATGATGGTCTTGATGGCATGAATTTATGATAAAAGTGCCGTTTTTATAAATAAAACGAGCAGAACTTAATGTGCGAAGAATTACTTCGTTTTATAAAAAGGAGATGAGTCCAATGGCTTTTCAAGTTTCTCCCGGCGTAAATGTTAGTGAGATTGATCTCACAACAATCATTCCGGCCGTATCTTCATCTACTGGAGCTGTTGTGGCCCACACTAAATGGGGTCCTGTTAATCAGCGTGTGTTAGTAGATAACGAAACAACGTTGCTTAACAATTTCGGTTTCCCTAATACAAATACTGCGCCTGATTGGTTCACTGCTGCGAATTTCCTATCTTATGGTAATTCGCTGTATGTTGTTCGTGCGGTTCGTGCTAATACGACCAATACAGATTCTGTTTGTGCTCGTAATGCTACGACAAATTCAGCAAATACGAAAGTTCTTATCGTTAAGAACGACGAACAATACGATAATCTATATGCGAATAGCGGATTGACCGGCGTAGGTTCGTTTGTTGCTCGTTATGCTGGCGATTTAGGCAACTCACTTCGTGTTGCTGTTTGCCCAACCGCAAACGCTTACGAAAGCACACTAACTGGTAATTTCACATTCACGAATAATTCTATAACTGTAACAACAGCTTCGAATCAATCAGCTAAGGTTATCGCTGGTGACATTATTTTATGCGGACCAGATAAGCAGCAGAATAAGGTTGCTTCTGTCAACTCTACAGCTATTGTTCTTCAGACTAAGTATTCTGGTAACACAGTAACTATTAGTGGTGCTTCTCGTCGTTGGGAATTCTATTCTAACGTACCAAATGCTCCAGGAACATCAACTTCTGTTTCTCGTAACGGAGGTTCCAACGATGAAGTTCATGTCGTAGTTGTCGACGAAGATGGTCGTTTCTCTGGTGTTGCTAATACAATTCTTGAAGTATTTCCTAATCTTTCCAAAGCCGCAGCTGCTACTGATGAAGTAGGAAATAATGTTTACTACAAAAATTATATTCATCAGAATTCTAAGTATATCTACTGGATGGCTCACCCATCTGGTTGGACAAATGTAGGATATGCTTATACAACAGGTAGAAATTTTGGTTTAGGTACACAAGTTGCTACGAATACTTCTTTTACTCAAGGTAAAGATGGATGGGTTCCTCGCGAAGCAGATTATATCGTTGGATATAATATGTTTAAGAATGCAGAACAAGTAGACATATCCATTGTTCTTGGAGCGTCTTCAACTGCAACTCGTGCTATCCATATCATCAATAACATCTGCGAATATCGTAAGGATTGTATTGCTGTTATTTCTCCACGTCAGGCTGACGTCGTTAACAACAGTGGTTATGCTGGTTCAGAAGTAGATGATATCGTAGCTTATCGCGATTCTCTACCATCAACTTCTTATGCTACCATGGACTCTGGTTGGAAATATCAGTACGACAGATATAATGACCTATATCGTTACGTTCCTCTTAACGGTGATATCGGCGGTACAATGGTACGCACTGATCTAGAGCGCGATCCTTGGTGGTCTCCAGCTGGTTTCAATCGTGGTCAAATCAAGAACGTAATTCGTCTTGCTTATAGCCCAGGTAAAGCAGACCGCGATGCTCTTTATAAGAAGGGAATCAACCCAGTTGTAACATTCCCAGGCGAAGGAACTATCTTATACGGCGATAAGACATTGCTTGCTAAGCCATCTGCTTTTGACCGTATCAACGTTCGTCGTCTATTCATTGTGCTTGAAAAGGCAATTTCAACTGCTGCTAAGTACACATTGTTCGAATTCAACGATGCGTTTACTCGTGCTCAGTTTAGATCAATGGTAGAACCATTCCTACGTGATGTTCAGGGTCGTCGTGGTATCACAGATTTCAAGGTTGTTTGTGACGATTCAAACAACACACCAGAAGTCATTGACCGCAATGAGTTTGTAGGTGATATCTACATTAAGCCTGCTCGTTCTATTAACTTCATTCAGCTTAACTTCGTTGCGGTTCGCACAGGAGTTGATTTCTCTGAAGTTATAGGCAAGTTCTAATCGGCGGAATAAATACTTTAAACAATAGGGAGACAAAAAGAAATGCCCTTTAATGTGTCAACTTTCGCCTCACAGGGACTACCTTACGGTGGCGCAAGAGCTTCGCTTTTCGAAGTATTCATGACTCTACCAGGAGGAATAGCGGAAGCGGCTGCTGAATCTCAGTTCCGTTTCGTGTGTAAAGCTTCTACGGTGCCCACAAGCACCGTAGGACAAGTCGAAGTTCCATACTTTGGTCGTAAGATCAAGCTTTCCGGTAATCGCACTTTCGAAAACTGGTCAGTAACAGTACTCAACGACGAAGACTTTATCGTTCGCAATGCGTTCGAAAAGTGGAGCTCATATATCAATTCTCATGAAAACAATCTTCGCAACCCAAGCGTAAATTCAGAAATCGGTCTTGGTTCGTATCGCACAGTTGCTACAGTTCGTCATTACGCTAAAACTAGCGTTCTTGATGGTGGTGGAACTGTAGGTGATAGTGCTATTCCAACTCGCGAATACACTTTCGTAAACATTTTCCCAATCAATATTTCATCTATTGATCTTAACTGGGAAACAACTGACGCTATCGAAGAATTCACTGTAGAATTTGCTTACGATTACTGGACTGTTGATAACGATATCAACAATAAGGTGATCACAGACTAATAGATCGCCTATAAATATATTATACAGTTCTTGAAGGAAAATAAATGGCGATTGAATTATTCGGCTTCCGTATAGGGAAAGCAGAGGAAGAAGCAGAAAAGCAAGCAGTTGCGATTCCTTCCTTTGCTCCTCCACCAAACTTAGATGGCGCAATGGAAGTTGCGCCTGGTGGCGCTTACGGCACTTATGTCGATTTAGAAGGAACAGCTAAGAACGAAGCTGAACTGGTAACTAGATATCGCGAAATGGCGATGTACCCAGAATGCGAATCTGCGATCGACGACGTCATTAACGAAGCTATCATCACTGACGAGCGTGACGAACCAGTAACAATCAATCTTGATAAACTAGAACAACCCGATAGCGTAAAGAAACGCATCGAAGAAGAATTCAAAAATATCATTGATCTGCTAGATTTCAACAACATGGCATACGACATTTTCCGTCGTTGGTATGTTGATGGACGTTTGTTCTATCATATTATGATTGATAATGAAAAGCCTCGTATGGGTATTCAAGAACTGCGTTATATCGACCCACGTCGTATTCGTAAGGTTCGTCAGCCTCTAAGACGTACTCCTATTGTAGGCACAAACTCTAAGCTTATCGTTCCTGCTTACGAAGAATACTATCTATACAACCTTGCTGGAATGACGCAAGGAACAATGACACAAGGTGTCAAGATTTCTAAGGACGCTATTTGCTACGTTCATAGTGGCAACTTAGACGCTCGTAATCGCATGGTGCTTTCGCATCTTCATAAAGCGATTAAACCCCTTAATCAGTTGCGTATGCTTGAAGACGCGGTAGTTATCTATCGTCTCGCTCGCGCACCTGAGCGCCGTATTTTCTATATCGACGTTGGTAACTTACCAAAAGCAAAAGCTGAACAGTATGTGCGTGATATGATGGTTCGTCATAAGAATCGTCTTGTTTATGACGCTGATACTGGCGCAGTCAAAGATGCTCGTAAGTTCATGACTATGTTGGAAGACTATTGGCTTCCTCGTCGTGAAGGTGGGCGCGGAACTGAAATCACTACATTGCCTGGAGGTGAGAACCTCGGACAGATGGAAGACGTTGAGTATTTCCGTAAGAAACTCTACAAGTCACTATCTGTTCCTATCTCACGTTTAGAATCAGACGGTCAGTTCTCACTTGGTCGTGGTAGTGAAATTTCCCGTGACGAAATCAAGTTCGCTAAGTTTATCGAGCGCCTACGTGATCGTTTCGGACATCTGTTTGATCAACTACTAGAAATCCAGTTGCTTCTTAAGGGTGTAATGACCCGTGAAGAGTGGAAAGATATTAAGAATGGTATCGGCTACGATTTCCAACGCGATAACTATTATGCTGAAATCAAAGAACAAGATGTTCTGAATAATCGTCTTGGTGTTCTTGGTGTTGTTGATGCATATGCTGGCAAATATTATTCTACAGAATGGATTCGCAAAAACGTTCTTCGTCAGACCGATGATGAAATCAAAGAAATTGATGCGCAGATTGCAGCAGAACCAGATACTGCTCAGGATGAAATGGACGCGCAGCAGCAGCAACATGATCAGGAAATGCAAAAGACTCAACAGCAAATGGCCATGAAAGACATGGAGTATAAAGCTAAAGAGATAGATGCTAAAACAGCTGCGTTGAAGAAACCCGAAGCTACTAAACCTGCTGCTGCAAAACCACAGAAAGTAGAAATCAAATTATCTGGTGATGCTAAGAAAAAAGCCACTATAAAGAAAGAAGAATATCACGAATACGAATTTACTCCTAAGCCTCTTACCGAAGAAGATAAGAAACTAATCGAAAGTATGACTCGTGCAATTGAAAAGGTTTCAAAGGAAGACCTCGAAGACGTGGAAGAGTTCAAGGATGTGTTATAGAAATGAAAGAACTAGAAAAGGCTCAGATTCTTTCCATAGCTTCTAAGTTTGCTAAGGCGGAAACAGATGAACTGCGACGCCATTTCAACGAACATTCTTTCATATCAGAATTAGATAAAGCTAAGATATTATCAGTTGCGCAAAAGTTTGCCAAATCAGAAGCTAATGAAGTTCGCAGATCTCTTGAACAAAAAATTCTAAATGAATTTGTTTTAACTCCAGGACCTCAAGGAATTCAAGGGGTTCAGGGAATCCAGGGTCTTAAAGGTGATACTGGTGATCGTGGCGAAAAAGGTGAGCAAGGATCAAGAGGTTTAACTGGTCTACAAGGAATTCAAGGAATCCAAGGGATTCAAGGCGAACGTGGAGAAAAGGGAGAACATGGCGAAAAAGGCGAAAAGGGTAACGACGGCGAACAAGGAATCGCAGGTATTCCTGGAGAGCGAGGACAACGTGGAGAACGAGGCGAACGAGGAGAGCCAGGTGTTGCTGGTGAACGCGGAGAGCGCGGAGAGCGCGGAGAGCGTGGGATCCCAGGTGTTGCTGGTGAACGAGGTGAACGAGGTTCCGATGGATCAAGAGGTCTTGATGGAAAGTCCGGCCCCGCCGGTGAGAGGGGGCCTCAAGGCTTACCTGGACAAGACGGGCCCCAGGGTATAAAAGGTGAAACGGGTCCTATCGGACCTATGCCCGATATCACTCCATTAGAAAAACGTGTTACTATGTTCATAGATAATGCTGAAAAACGCATTTCTAGAATAGCATTTAGTAGCGCAATTTCACGTTCGCCTGGATCTGGTGAAGTCAATCTACATAAGTTGGACGACGTTGACTACGCGAGCTTGAAAACAGCTACCGAAGGTCAAGCACTCGTTTATAACTCAACGACTCGTAAGTGGCAAGCTGGAACTGTTTCTGGCGGAGGCGGTGGTGCGAATAATATAGCGACAGTATCAACAACAAAACTTGGTGAATTGACTGAAGATGATTTAATTGTTGTTAATGTTACAGGTAGTGTTGTTACATCAAACACAGTTGGTATTTTAACATCTGCGTTGAATAATGCGCTGGCACAGATATCTTCACTAGAGGCTCGTATAGTAGCGTTGGGTGGATAATGACCATCACAACTGCTAACACTTCCATAAAATTCAAAGAAGTAAGAACCAAACTCAATGAGGTCATTGGTAAAGTAAACACGCTTGGAAACACGTTTATAACCAGCACAGTGACTAATATCACTGCTGGCGATTCATTGTCTGTGGTGTTGACTGCTAACAACCAGTTTCCTGGTGGTGTGTTCACAATTCAAAAGCTAGGTGCAGAAGCATCGTCGTTCACAAACGCATGGGCATCTGGTGGTTCTACCAAGAATCAATATACCGACTATGCTAATGGTACAGTGAACACACAGAATATCGTATTCACTATCAGCTTGACAAATTCTACGTTTAACATACAGGACGGCGACTATATCAACATCGCTGGTGTTACCTCATTAAGCGGAACATTCCTAAGAAACACTCTTGGTTTATCTGGAACAGGTGGAACATACACGCTGTTATCCACACACTTTTCATCCGCAATTCAGATAAGAAGCTCAACG